GTTATAGAACTCAAGCAAGAGTTAGATATATTAACTAAATTAAATAAAAGTGACTGAAAAAGAACTAAACTTGTTAGACCGATTCGCTAGTAAGTATAAAATTGATTGTGTCCCTTGTGAGGGAAAGTATGATTTTTGGGATTTTACCTACGAATGGGATGATAGGAAGTTCTATTGCGAGATGAAACAAAGAAACTTTACTTTAGATACAGCTAAGAGTAAATATCCTGAAGGATTAATACTAGAGATGCACAAGTACGAAAGGATATTAAGAAAGACTAAAAATGAAAAAGCAGCTCAAGGTTTGTATATTAACTTCTTTGATTGCGATTCTGTGTTAGTATTCAATTTAAACAAAACTAGAATAAGTAACTGGGTTTGGAGGACAATGCCTGAATCTACTGACTTCGGTAGAAAAAGTTTTGTTTATAAGTATATTACTTTATTAGAGTATGATAAAGGAAAAGTTTTGTATATTTGAGCGTTCTTACGTTTTTTGCATAGTTCGTAAGTTTTTTGGTTAGAAATGAAGAAAGGATGTCTATTTGTAGATGTCCTTTTTTTTTGTACTTTAGCGAGTGTTATGGCAAAGTTTAAATGTAATAAGTGCGAAGAAGTTAAAGAGCTGTTAAGTTATTCGATTAAGGTAATTGATGATAAGGTAGTTAGTCCCGAAGCGATTTGTTGCGATGAGCATATGGATCGTGTAAAGGAAGATAATGGATTCGGAGGTATTATAAAGAAGCCTAACGGAACTGTAAGTGGAAAATTTTAACCAAAGAGATTATGAGTAGTATAGAAGAACAAGTTTGTTTTAAGATTTTAAAGCGTTCTGATGTAGGTAAAAAGAAATATGGCACTACGATGGAGCGAGAAGATTTAAGTAAGTTAGATTGGCTTAAACACGCTCAAGAAGAAGCGATGGATTTAGCTGTGTACTTACAAAAGTTAATCGATCTTGAGGAAAAGAAGCCGTTTAAGTACGAGTGGAATATGACTAAGCCTAGTGGTTCTGATGACCACAACAGAAAGATGCTTGACCTGGAGATAGAAAACTTAGGAAAAGAAAAAGAGGACAATTAGTCCTCTCCTTGTTCTTCTTCATCTGTAGAATCCACTATCCAATTTCCGAAGATTTCTTCTGCTACCTCTTCGGGTGTTTTTTTGCTTCCTTTATCCATTCTGTAGGTATATATTTGTTAGCCCATTTTATGTTATTCTTATCGCACCATTGGGCATAAGTTGTGCGACTATTCTTATTTAACTTATTGTTAGGTCTCATAAAGACCATTCGTATATCTAAGTCAGGGTGTTGTGCTATTACCAGTAACATCTTCTTCCTATCCTTAGAGGTGAACCTTCCCTTTAGTTCAATAACGATTCCGTTTGGGAGTATAATATCAGGAATATATTTTCGCTGTTCGGAAATCTCGTAGTAAAGATTAATAGTTTCATACTCAAAAGGGACTTTACTTTTATGCAATTTAGAACAAACATCTTCTTCATATTTACTTCTATATCTATTGTTGTCTATTTTCATAATATGTCTTTTTATTGTGGCAACTGTGACACAATCCTTGTAGATTAGATTCGTCTAACTCAGCTCCATTTTTTTTAATCGGCACAATGTGGTCGACTACATCAGCAGGTTTAACTATATCCTTATCTAAACAATGAACGCACAAAGGGTTCTTATCTAATACAACTTTCCTTAACTTTCTCCAGGCACTCTTTCTGTAAAAAGAAGTGTCACCTCCCCAAGACTTGTTTTTCTCAGCCTTAGTTCGTCTATCTCTTGGTTTAGGAAGCCAAGGCATAATTTATCTTACTTAGATTTAGACTTAGACGATCCACCGAAGAAGAAGTCTATAATAGTGTTTACTTTACTTGACATAGCACCGAATACACTACTAACAAATCCTATCTCGTAATCTGATAGCTCTAGGGTATTTAACACAAAGAACTTAAACATCGTGTAAGATAAAAAGAAATAAGCACAAGTAAAGATGATAGCCAATATTTTTTGTATAAAGCTATCGTCCATAAACATTGTTCTAGCACTACTTCTGTCCTGAACCTCAAGAGCAAACATTTCCTTCTCGTGTTCTTGTATAACTTTTTCAAACTCATTTTTAAGTTTTAATCGTTCTTCATCAGTTGTTACTACATCGTCTATTATAGTAGAAGCTTGTCCTACTAAACTTTTAAGAATATTCTTTATCATAATGTAATTATATCAGGTGCGTATCGGTACTTAGTATCACCATCTTTATCTTTATAGGCTTCTAATACTTCTCGTCTGTTGTTAGATTTTTTAAGAGATATGTGAATCCAAGCAAAATCAAATTCATTTATCATTTGGTCGAACTCAACTGCATTGTCTATAATCCAGTCGTAAACTTCTTTATTACACATTTTGCCTTCTTTCCAAAATTGTATATCAAGTGCTTCGCCTTTACTATGCTGTGACTTAGTGCTTCCACCAATAGCACGATTGAGTTCCTTGTTGCGATAACCACTACTAATCCTGATAGGACCAAGATGGTTGCGAAGAGGCTGTAAAATATTTGTAATAAGCCTTTGGATATTTTCCAAGTCTTTTTTTGTCGGTTCATTATCTATTCCAAGTCTTTTGGCTGTGTTACTTCGAGTAATCTCTGATAACACAAAGTTTTTACTTAGTCTCATTTCTCTTTGATTTGATTAGCAGCTAACAATAATTCTATCTTGTGTAGCTTAGTCGATATATCTGCTAAGATAACTTTTAATTCGTTATCAGATTGCTCTAAGTGATATACCCTAGAAGAAAGTTTAGTTACTTTAGTTTGTAAGTTAGTCCAAACACCTACGCCAGTTGAGAGTAATACAACTATTGATATTATCAACTCTATTAATCCTATTGTCACTTGCATTACTTTATTTTGTTAATTTAATTTAAAGGGAGTGAAAGTAGTCTATCGAAAAGGTAGCGAAAAGATACACTACAATCAACCTCCCTTTTTATGCTCTTTGTAATGTTATTTTTGCTCCGTAAACTTTTCTTCCTGTAGCTCCTGGAGTAAATTTTATGCTTAGATATTTACCTGCTAAACCTGATTGTGCTGATGATAAAGCTTGATTTGAGTTTACTGATGGATTACTTGTTAGCTGTGTAGCACTAGTATCACTTACAAGACAAGCAAAAACATTAAAAGTAGATGAACTATTACTACCATTAACTTTAACGTGTGTAGCTTTATAACCTAAAGGCACTTGAAAAGTTGCGTACATCGATTCACTTGCTTCACCTACCTCTGAGCTACCTCCATTTGTTTGTGTGTAACCTGGATAAGTTTCGTTTGTAGTCATACAAAAATCAACAGCAGTTAAGTAAGCCTCTGTATCAAATATGTTACCTATGTTACTACCTCTTAACTCAGCAGCGTTTAAGAAATCAACAGATGTGTCTTTAAATGTAGCTATAGTTAACTCACCTGATGCTCCTGCTGTGGATGTGTTTGCTCTAATTTGAACTTCACCATTTGCAGCTCTATTACAAATTGTTACTTTATTAGATGGATGAACTACAAAAGCAAATTTTAAGCCTCCTCCTGAATCTCTGTACAATAATCCCCCACTACCTGAGCCTCCATTCACATCATCATCGATAACAATATCACCTCCACTATTTAAAGTTATTTTTTCATTTGAGCCTAATATTTCAACATTTCCTGTAAATGTAACTTTATCAGTTCCGATAGTTATTAAATCAGTACCAGCAAAAGAGTTATTGTTATTATATTGTACCTGTGTGTTTGAGCCTCCTGGTGAGCCTCCTGGTGTGATTACATTGGTTAGGTCGTAAGTTAATGGACTTAGTATTGAGCCTTGAGGATAAGTAATTTTAGTTGTAAATGATGCTAAACTTATCACTGTATCACTTGTAGTTGAATCTCCTGACGCCGTTAAAGTAGTTGGATTAGAGCCATCAGGATAGGTTAATACTAATTTCTGACCACTATATATTTTACCCTTAGTATTTCCACTTAGTGTAACCTTTGTATCTGTTGTTCCATTATTTATAGCAGAAGCAATTTCACCATAACTATTATTGTCAATCATTTGTCGACCAACTAAATTTTGTTGATTGACTATTTGTTCTATACCACCAATAGGTGGTTGTGGAGTAGGACCATTAGGTGTGTTTTCTTCAATGATATTTGTAGTAATAGAGTTTACTTTATACCATTCACCTGTAAGAATTTCTGATTGAGCTTTAAATGTACCTCCTAAAAATGAATAATATTTATAGGAACTATCATTATTAATAGAATACTTAACTAATTTTAAAGGGGATATATTAGCACTTTGTATATCAGCTTGTAATATTTCTAAAGGTTCTACTTGTAGTTGTAAAAACTCATTTGCTAATAGTTGTGATGCGTTTATATAACTACCACTATTACTTCTCCTAAAACCAGGTACTACTTCATATATTGAACCTGAATTATATTGAAAAGAATATAAATTATTAACTGAACTTTGACCTAAATTAACATCACCTAAATCAAATTGCTCAATAGCTGTATTATTTGTTTGTGATGCAGTATATATAATACCATTTGTTACATCATTATCCTCATTAAATTCAACAGGTATTAATGTAATGTTTTCACAAGTTGTTGACTCTTGAGCAGGAGTAGGATCATTAACATTTAAAAAGTCCCAATCATAATTTATGTTTGGATATGTTCCTACAGCAGTAGAATTAGCTTGGTAATAATCGTTATCAGCCGTAAGTTGAATATAAACATCACCTGATATATCGGGATAATCTACAAAAGCCTCAAAGATTAAATCTGAATAAAATTTTTGATAAGTACTAAATGTTGCAACATCCATAGGACCATAAGAATTACCTATTGGATTGTTAGGTATTGGATTGCTAACTAAACCAACACACATTTGACTTTCATTATTTACTGGGTCTGTTTGTTCTACAGAATAACCTCTTTTTATAGTAATAGACCCCGAAGAAGTTTGCCATTGTAGAGTGTTACTTTGAGAAGTCTGAACTAAATATCTTGTATTTGTTCCGTCAGTAATACGAATAGTTAATGTAGCTGTTGTTTTGAAACTTGTTTGTACTACATCATAACCTGTATTTAAACTGAAATCAGATGTATTTATTCTCTCGTAATGTTTGGCAAAGAAACTTAATTGTAACTGACCCGATAGACCTGACTGTAAAGACCCTGCTAAAAAAGATGTTGTTAAATCTTGACCTGAACCTACATCAAAATTACTAAAACCTCCTTTGTGATTAACAATAACTCTTTCAAAACTTGGCTCATAGGTAATTGTAGAGCCTCGTAAAATCACATTACTAGATTGGTCTATAGTAAGTAGTGTGTTTAAAGTTAATGGATTAGAAGGGTCAGATTCTGTACTAGAATTATATTCGTAAACTGATAGATTACCACTAGTATTACCTGCTAAATTATTTGGTTGAATAAAGTTATAACGACCTTCTGCTAAAAAACCAACAGTATTAAAACTTTTTAGAACACCATCAAACACATCAGAAGGCTTATATTTGTAAGGGTCTTTATCCTCTTCAATATTACCATCTTCATCATAAGTTGTAGGGTTACTAACAAAACCTTTAGAAGCAAAATATAATACAGCAGGGTCAGCCGAATTGTAAGTATGTGGTGATGACCACCAATCCATACTTGTTCTTAACCAATTAAAATCTACAGGTATTGGTGCGTTATTACCATAGGCAGGATTCGTTGTGTTTATTGTAGATTTTATAGACATATCAGTACCTATTGTAAGTAATATGTCTCTTATATTATGAGGTGCATTTTTTTCAGCTTCACCACTAAAATACTCATCTTTTTCTTTACCCCAAAAACCATAAGAATCTGTTGCCGTTAAATTAAATTCATAAGGATAAGGTGCGTTTTCTATAGCATCAAAGGCAGGTTGAATCCAACCAAACCACCATAAATTACTATCTTGTACAGCACCTTTATAAATTCTTATGTAGTATTCTTTATACCCTAAAGAAAATGAATCATACAAAAAGTTTTCATCGGTATCATTTTCAACTATATAACTAAGTTCACATTCTGACCCTAAAAATTCCCTATCTCTTGTTCCTCCACGACCATTCCAAGTTATTTCAAATCCCTCGCCTCCAGTTTTAAATTCAAGTGCAGGAGCAAAGTATTTTTTAACTGATATTTCTTTTACATCACCTATAAAGTTGCTAGTAGGGTCTATAGATAATTGACCACCATTAGCTGTTACAATAGCTGTATGTACACCAACTGTACTAAAGTTTGTTGAAGTTGCTGTTCCTAATTTAACATTTAAACTACCTGATATACTTGCTTCACCACTAGAAAGTGCTAATTCTATTGTTATTTCATAAGCAACACCACTATCAAGTAAGCTAGTATCAAAATCGTAAATTAAAGCATCTCCTGAACCTGCAACGTGTCTAGCAGCACCTCCATTACTAGAAGTCCAAGACCAATCTGTTGCATTGTTCCAATAACTATTAAAAGCTGATACACTTGAAAATTCTCTTGCACTTGTTACTGGTGGATAAAGTTGTGTACCTCCTGTAGTGTTAATGTCAGCATAATCTTTCTTCCAAATCTCAATGTTCCAATTTGAACCTTTTTCACCTAAAATGTTAGTGTATCGGTATTTACCAAATCTTAAAGCCATAATTTATCTTCTACTTTTTCTTCTATTAGCTCTATCGAATACAATCAATAAATCATCACCCGATATTCTTACATCAGGTATAGCCATACCACCACCTAAAGCGTGGTTAGGTATAATTGTTCCTGATTGATTCGGAACAAATAATTCTGGTCCTCTTTCCCCGATGAGACTGACTTTACCTAAAGGTGGTTGACCTCCGTTGGCGAAACTACCACCCATCATACCAAGCATTGTTTGTTTAAATGTAGATAATCCTTGATCTGCAAATGCACCTCCTGCAGGAGCAACTCCTAAAGCTGAAAATATTGCTGACATTATAAGAGCTTGAATTAACATCTTACCCATCATTTTTATTAAATCTAAAAATAGATTCTCTAAGTTTTTTAAACTTAACTCCCCTGATACTGCCATTTGAGCAAACGCATCAGAAAATGCAAATCCTACATCTAAAGCAAATCCAGTTAGTGTATCTTTTACATTTTGTACTTTAGCATCAAAATTGTCAACCATTTGTTGCATAGCA